ATGACACCAACGGCAGTGAGCAAGGCGATCGAGTCGGGAGTGCGCAGGGGGACGCGTCTGGCAATGAACCCGACGATCGGCAGCTTCAGGGCCATCCAGACCAAGCCGGCGCCGCAATCCTCCACAGTGCGGATGGCTTGGGCGGACACGGCCCAGTACGTGAACCGGGCGATGAGCATGCAGAAGGCATCGCAGAAGTAAGCGCCGTCTACCGCTCGGCGGTCGACGTCCTCTGTCTCTAGGGGGTCTCTAGGGGGCGGTTTTGGGCCTCTCGCGTGTCACGTGACACGGCCTGTCCGGCCCGTCTGAGGGTGCGCCGGTAGGCGGACACCACCCACCTGGGCAGCCCCATCTCGGCGGCGATAGCGCCACTGTCGCGGGCCCTGCCTGTCAGGCGGTGGCGGTCAGCTGAGACACCCTTCCCCTGGACACGCCCATGACGGCTGCCGTGTCGGAGACGGACAGGCCCTCGGCTCGTAGGGCGATGGCGGCTTCCCGCCACGCACTGGCGGCCTCCTTCTGGAGGAGGGCTGCCCGCTCGGTCGCCTGGCGGGCGGCCTTGACCTGTGCCGCGCTGGACACGTCCGGGGTGATAGTGACGTCCCACCCGGAGTGGTCGGTGCCCTCGTCGACGGTGTCGAGGTAGTCCACAACCTGCTGGCGGGCGTCTGCTAGGTGGGCGACCTGCGTCCAGCAGTCGTCGTCGTTCCACAGCTCCCAGCCGCCGCTCCACCGGCGGGGGGGGAGGTTGAGGGGGGGCAATGGCCTCTCGCGGTTACCC